TGATTGGTTGAAAAAGTTTACTGCATATATTGAAGAGGCTGACGCTTCCGAATTTGCACTTGCTACTATTTCTATTTCTAATAAAACTACTGGTGATAACTATTTCTGTTCCGGTGTTTCTCATCAAAAGATTGCAGATAATCAGTTGCAATCACAGGCACAGAATAGAAGTTGGGTTATGATGTGCGCACATATTACAAATAAGTAAGAGAGGAATAAAATATGGAAAATATCAATTTTTCCCCCAAAAAGCGCGAAACGTTTACAACATTTGAGTATGAAGGCCGCAAGTTTAGAATCAATGCCTTTGACCCTATGACAGGCAACTATATCTTGATGCAGGTTGCAACAACAATTCTCCCGTTTGCACTTGGTGATTATATTTCCCAATCTGTTCCGAGTTCCGAAAAGGTAATTAATAATGCTAAGAACGGCGGAAAGATGATGACAAAGCAGGACTTCATTGCTCTTCAAACTGACATTCTTTCTACAGTGGAGGAAATTCTTCCTTCTGGAAATACTTCTCCTGTTGTTCGTGAAAATGGAACGTATGGTATTTCTGATGTTACATCGATGATGTGTCTAAAGCTTATTGTTGCGTCGCTTACTTTTAACTATAAAGATTTTTTCAACGAACTCCCGTCCCTAAATCCTATCACAAAGGAATAGAATTTCATCTTTGTGACTACCCGACAATAAATGCTCGTTTGTTTCTTCCTGTTATACATGGGGAATGGAAGCAACACGAGTTATGGGACGGGACATATACATTTAATGATTGGCTTGACGTTGTCGAAATTATCGAAGTAGAGATAGAAAATAAGCAACGTCAAGCTGATTATTTTGATAGTCAGATTCAGAGGTGATACAATGGCTACCGAGACAATGAAAGAATATCTTGTAAAGATTGGTTGGGACGTTGACAAAGACGGCTTTGCTAAATCAATGTCGCTTGTCAATAGTGTTGCAGGAAAGCTTTCTGGAAAGGCAGCCGGTATTGCTTCTTCTTTTATCAAGGCTGGCGGGATTGTTGCAAACATCCTTACAACTGTAAATGAATCTCTTGTCTCTGTTGTTGAAGAGACAGCAAATCTTGACTATGAAACGGAAAAGCTTGCACGTAGATATTGGACTACAGAACAAAATGCACGTTCTTTTTCAACTGCTCTTGATGTTCTTGGAGAAAGTACCTCAGACTTGATGTATATGACGCAAGAGCAGTATCAAAGGTTCATTGAGTTAAACAGATTAGGAAGAACACTTGAAGCACCGAAAGAGCTTGATACATATCTTACAAAGGTTCGAGGACTAAACTTTGAGTTAAGCCGTCTTAAAATGATTTTTCAGTATGGTACAAGATGGGTAACGTATTGGGTTAGTCAGTTCACAGCTGAGGACGTAGAAACGTTTACAAAGCGCCTAAGAGCTTTAGGAGATTATATAATTAAGAATATGCAGCCTATTACAAAGGCAATTGCAAAGTTCTTTGAAATCTTTTATAGGCTTGGGAAAGCTGGTGTAAAACTTCTTTCGACACTTGGTAAGGCGCTTGTTTGGGTGGTCGATCTTTTAGATTCTCAAATATCAAGAACTATTTTAGTTGTTGGAGTTCTTTCTAAAGCTTTGTTAGCTTCTCCGCTTACTATGTTTATCGGTGCATTGGTAATGCTTCTGCTGCTTATTGATGACTATATGACATGGCAAAGAGGCGGTGAGAGCGCTTTAGATTGGACAAAGTTTGATGAATCTCTTACAAACTTAAAAGCGTCTTTTGATGGTTTAAAAGAGAGTTTACAGCCTGTCAAAGATTTACTTGATGAAATATGGAATGATATTTTCGGAGATTTAGAGCCGATAAATCTTTTACAAAAAGCGCTTGACGGCGTTGCAAAAGTACTTGACGGTATTGCAGCTGCTTTAAATATTGTTAAGGCGTTTAATGATGATTTGAAAAATTTTTGGGATGTTATTACTGGCAAAAAGAGTTTTTCAGATTATATGAATAACGATCAAGGTAAACTTTGGTCGGCTATTGGTAACCTCTTCACGCATAATGAAAAAGACCCGATTTTTGGTAGTGAAGGATGGCTACATAGACTATTTTCTAATTCCGGTATTTTTTCCGGTGGAATTTCTACGGGTGGAAGTAGTCAAAGCAACACACACAATGAACAGAATAATACTATCAATGTTTACGGGAATGACGCTCAAAGCATTGGTGATGAAGTAGCAAATAAACTACAGAGGAATTTCCCCACAAGGTTGCCGTATTAAAGGAGTGAATGCAGCATGGCAGATGGTTATTTAGCACAGCCGTTTAAAACAGTACAGAATAATGACTATAATGCTTTGCTGTATTGCAAAACTAATATTGCCGGTTTTTTCTTTGATGGTGTGCTTAGTGTATCGCATGAAAGAAATTTGACGACAACAAGCAATCCTGTTGAAACAGGCGCTGCAATTGTTGATCATGCATATACTGAGCCTGCAAAAATTACAATGAAAGTAATTGTTTCAGACGTTCATCAAAGTTTAGTACCTGGTCAATTTGATGGTGGATATGCAAGGCATACGCAAGCATGGCAGCTTTTAAAGCAGTTGCAAGAGGATAGAATACCCATGTTTGTGTTTACTAAGCTTGACACGTATGAAAATATGTTAATCACTTCTATTTCTGCTGATGATAACTGCGATACTTTTGAGTGTTTGATTGCCAATGTTGAACTTACAGAAATTCCTGTTGCAAGGGTAAAGGAAGTAAAAATTACGTCGGCAGATCAAACCACAGTAAATACAGAAATGGGTAAAATTACGGCATACAATGCGGATAAGTCCGCTTTAGCTTCTCTTGTGGACTGGTTTAAATCTTTTGTAAGTGGAGGTTAATATATATGCTAAAAATCCCTCTTACAAATGCGCCTAATCAGCGTTTTCAATGTACTTTGCCGGTAAATGATAGAAATATTATTTTCGTGTTTGAACTTTGGTATAATGAACAGGCTGGGTATTGGTTTTTGTCGTTGACAAATAAGTCTGACAATGAGCAGGTTTTTGTTAATCTTCCTTTGTTAGCAACAAAAGATGCTGATTTTGGTAATATTATGTGTCAGCTTGGATATAAAAATGTCGGTATTTGTTATGTGTTTCCGATAAGCGAAGATGCTAAATCAATGCCAAACAATAAAGAGCTTGGCGAGCTTTATTTGATGCTTTGGGGGGATAACAATGTTACTTGAGCGTTGCTATCCTCTTACCGGCACAGTTCATGTTACATCTTCCTATGGTAATAGATCAGCTCCAAAAACATCAACAGGCTATGGAAGTTCTAACCATTTAGGAATTGATATTGTTTCACAAGGAGAAGGTGCAAGTAAAAATATTCTTGCTGCAACTCAAGGAACAGTCACTAAGATAGGAAGAAATCATAAAGAGTTTGGTAACTATATTTGGATATCGAACGACAATGGGACTGGATGTATGTATAGCCATTTGTCACAAATATACGTTAGTGTTGGTGAGAAGGTATCATGCAAGCAAGTAATCGGGTACATGGGATCAACTGGCAATTCTTCTGGTGATCATTTAGATTTTAAGACTTCTAAAAGTCCAGATTATTCAATGTCGTGGAGCAAGCCAGGTGCTTACTTCATAGACCCTGCTGTTTGGCTTGGAATGCCGGTAAACGGGAAGAATACAAAAGGCAAAAACTTTAATAGTAATTTATCTCCAAATGACGTAAGTTCATATATTCCGGGAAATGGAAAGCAATCTGTTTATGGTAGCACGACTACAACGATAACGTCAAGCAGCTCTGTTTCCACTGATATTCAAGCTTCCGGTGAATACTATAAAATTGTTGATTTGAAAGGCGTAACTAAAGATTGGCTTTACGGTAGAAAGTACCGTGTTCTTGTTGATCTTGGTGGCGGCGAAGCTTTTGACGTTTCTAATTTAAGATGTAACTTTGAAATTACAAAAAGTTTATATCTTAAAATGCAGCCGTCTAAGCTTACTATTTGGAATCTCAGTCCTGAAAATGAAAATAGACTGATTGAAAGCGGTCAACGTATCATCATTGAAGCTGGATATAATGGTGAGTTTTACGGTAAGATTTTTGAAGGTAATATTATACAGCCGTTAAGATATAAAGAAAATGGTGTTGACTATAAACTTACACTTGTTTCGATGGATTCTGATAGATTTGTTTCATCTGCTATCATTGGAATTTCAGAAGTAGCAAAGCAGTCGAGAAGAAATGTAATTGATGATATTGCAGTTAAGTCAACGATTCCGTCTGAGGTTGGTAATCTTGTTAAAAGTAATTTTACTTATCCACGTGGTAAAGTAATGTTCGGAAAAGCTTCTGACTATTTGCAGCAGATAGCAAAGAGTGAAAAAGCAAGATACTATAATGAAGACGGAAAAGTCAACGTTGTTGATGCTGGAACAATTGAGGAAGGATATATTTTCGATCTTAGCCCAAAGACTGGATTGATTGGCAGCCCTGTTCAAACTGAGTATGGCATTAGCTGCGAATGTTTACTAAATCCTATGATTAGGCTGAATTCTTTGTTTCACTTAGACAATAGCAGAATTAAAGGAAAAGAGTATAGCTACGGAACGCCCGTAAGGTCACTTGACAGTGAGGGAATATATAGGGTAATAGAAATCAACTATGTTGGTGACACGCGAGGAAACGACTGGAAATGCGAAATAAACGCTATTTCTCAGGCTGGTATGCTTCCCGATATGGCACTGAGTGAACAGGTGCTAATTTGGTAAGAAAATATTTTAAAAAAGTGTTGACAAATGCAATAGAATCTGGTATATTTTAATTACGGTAAGGAACGGAAACAATAAGTCACAAAGTAAAGGAGAAAGTAAAATGAAAAAGTACGTTGTTTGCATTGATTATAGCGCTTCTTATAAGCCCATGACTTTAGAATATCGTGTTTTAAATGCAAGTACAATGGTCGAGGCTGTTGTTGAAGCTGATGAGATTCATAATCAGGATACAATGTATCTTATCAAGATTATGGAAAAGAACGGTAAAGTTGAAAAAGTAGAGAGCGATGTTAAGTCTCAGACTTATATAGCTGTTATGGAAAAGCGTTCTACAAAATGGGTATTAGCGGAAACAAATCATAGTGTTAAACACTTTGTAATGAATAATAGTGATTGGTTTGAGACTGTTTAATTGAGTAGAAAAGATAAGGTAAAAGAAAATGAAAAAGTATAGCATTATTATTGATGGAGAAGTAATTTCCAGTACAACAAATAAAGAAATATTTGAGCTTTCTATGAGATACATTTCTAATTTCAAAGATGGAACTTATGTTCATTATTTAACTACAGATGGCGATGAAAGTTTAGAAGCGTATTTCAGAAGAGAGAGGTAAAATGAATAGCCGCCCGTAAGGGCGGCATTCGCAATATAAAGGGGTAAAGTATGAGACTGTCGGATTTATATGGGAATAGCATGACGGAACGTGAAAAAATGAAAGATGATATCTTTTTCAATATGCGTTGTTGCATTCCGTGTATTGTGCAGTCTTATAATGCAGGAAAAGGCACTATTGAATGTCAGCCCGCTATAAGAGAACGTGTCATAAATCAAAATGAAGAAATTGAATATATGAATCTTCCTTTGTTGACAAACGTTCCTGTTGCATTTCCTTCAAATAGTTCGTATGCGGTTACATTTCCTTTAAATAAAGGCGACGAATGCTTAGTCTTGTTTTCCGATTTATCAATTGATAATTTTTGGGAAAAGGGAAATGTACAAAACCCCATTGAGGAACGCAGGCATGATCTTTCAGATGGTATTGCAATTCCGTGTAATTTGAGTTTGACCAAAGAAAGAAAAACTGATAGCGGTTTGTTACTTTCGTCCAGTGGCGCAAGCATTTTGTTAAGTGGTGGAGAAATTTATTTTACTGGTGGTTTTGGTAGTGTTACATTATCACAGATTTTAAAGCATGTCCATTCTGCCCCTAACGGATTAACAACTACTCCAATTTGGTGATTGATATGAAATATAGAAAGCAAACTGAATATACAGAAGATTTTACTTTTGGGTATGGAAAAGGAAATTTTATTGCAGGAAATGCCTCTGTAGCGCAAGCAATTAAAACTAAGATTCTTTTGTTTTATGGTGAATGGTGGGAAAATTTAGGAATTGGCATTCCTATGTTTCAATCAATTATCGGTCAAACAAACAAAAATACAGTAAACATTGCAGCACAGTCTTTAATTAGAAAAAGAGTACTTGAAGTAAAAGAAGTGCTTGAGATTGTAAGTTTAAAGGCTACTGTTGAAAATAGAGTTTTTTCTTGTGAAATTATTTGTAGAACAGAAAATGAAGAACTTGTAACGGTAGGGGTGACTATTTAAATGGCTTATTTTGCTCCGTATTTGGATGAATTAGGAATGCACATTCCTACTTATAGAGATATTTTGCAGGATTTGCTTGATTCCATGAAAAATATTTTTGGTTCAGATATTTATCTTGATGAAGATAGTATGGATTATCAGCAAATTTCTATTTTTGCAAGAAAGATTTATGATGTAAATTCTTTAGCTTTGCTTGTTTATAATAACCGAACTTCTAATACTGCCGTAGGTGTTGGTCTTGATAACCTTTGTGCTTTGGTTGGCATTAAGAGGAAGCCCGCTACTTATTCGGAGTGTCAGCTTGTTGTAACAGGCGATGCAGGAACGGTTATTAAGAACGGCAAGGCTAATGACGGCACATATAATTGGCTTTTGCCTGACGAGGTCACAATTCCGTCTAACGGTACTATTACGGTGCAAGCAACCTGTGAAACGGCTGGATACATTACAGCAGCGCCGAACACAATTAATACAATTGCAACGCCCTTATATGGCTGGTATGGTGTAACAAATCAATATGCAGCAACTCCGGGAACTAACGTTGAAACAGATGCGAATTTACGTGCAAGATATTATGTTTCAACTATGCTTCCGGCTGCTTCTATTTTTGATAGTATGTTAGCCTCTCTTTATCAGATCGCAGACGTTACAAGAATTAAGGGATATGAAAATGATACTAATGTTGTTTCGTCAGAAGGATTCCCCGGCCATTCTGTTACATTTGTTGTTGAGGGTGGAGACGATGGCGAGATTGCAGAACAGATTTATTTAAAGAAAACTCCCGGTTGCTATACTAATGGAACAACTGATGTTGAGGTGCTTTCGGAAGCTGGTAACGTTACGCATATTCACTTTTATCGTCCCACTTATAAAGATATTTATGTTAAAGTAAAGCTTACAAAGCTTTCCGGATATAACTCAGGTGTAGAAAGCAAAATTAAAGAGGCGCTTGTAAATTATATTAAGAATGTGGATATTCACGATACAATTTATAGGCAGATTCTTATTTCTGTTATCATTGGTCAGCTTACTTCTACTACTTCACCGGAATTTTCTGTTACTGACGTTCAAATGTCTACAAATGGACAAACATATAGTACAGCAGATATTGCATTGCTTTTTAATGAAGCTGGAAATTCGTCTGTTGATAAGATTGATGTTGAGGTGACTTAAAATGCCGGATGATAATAAAAAGTACATTGATCTAATTACGTCCGAGCATTTTAATAAGCCTAAATTCAAGTCGTATGTAAAAACTTTTCTTGATATGCTTTCTCCTGCTGTAAATTGCTATAATGAATATGATATCTTGTTTGTACTTGATACTGCCGTCGGTGATCAACTTGATATTTTGGGCGATTTAGTAGGCATTGGAAGAGATTTACCGCTTGATAATCCAGCAATACCTTCAACACTTGATGATGAGCACTATAGAAAAGTAATTAGATCAAAGATTTATTTTAATCACTGGGACGGCACAAGAGAAGGTTTAGAAAGAGTAATTGAAGCGGTATTTCCTGATTTGTTTTTTGAACTTGTTGATGACCAAGATATGAGTTATGAAATTACAATTATTGATCCTGAATATGATCCAGTAGTTGTTGCATTACTTGAAGCAGGGTATATTCTTCCAAAGCCATCCGGTGTTCGTGTTAATTATTATGTTGAAGATTCTCCATATTTTGGATGGGACAAAGATACGAACTTTATCAAAGGATGGGAACAAGGGAAGTGGCGTAGAAAGTAAAATAAATATTTGGAGGTTTGCAGCATGAAAGTGTCTGAATGTCTTAGTAATATTCCGGAAAAGCCTTTAGGGTATATCCGAATGATTGATATTGTTCAGGGTGGTGAAGCTACCGAAAGAACACTTGATACTTACAATAATAAAGAATTGCTTGATGCGCAGCAGAAAGATGCTCATTGTTACTATAGTATTGGTGAGTATTGGCATATTGTTTACAGCAAGTAAGGGGTGAAATAAATGCCTACTAATAATTTCAAGTTGTTCGATGAGAATAAAGCTAATATGATGTCTGATACTGACTATGCCGCTAATCAGCAGCGTCTTAATGGTGTTCAGTCTGGTATCGCTTCTTCTCAATTACAAAATAAGACTTTATATCAAACTGCTTTAATGTGCTATGCTCTTGCACAGATCATGGCGGCAAATGGCTACGACGCTAATGACGCTAATGCAGTTTCCACCTTTGTTAATAATCTTTCTTCTTCTGTTTTACAGAAGGTAGTGGATAAAGCAAGTGCAATTGAAGTAAAAATGGGTTCTAAAGTAAATAAATATATTTCACCTGATAATTTTATTGATGCCTTAAAAGTGTTAGCAATGGGACTGTACGGCGAAATTGATCCAACTGTTTCGACTGTTGGCGAACTTGGTCAAATTTATTTGAATACAACTACACAAAGAGCTTTTTATTGTGGAGCTATTTCAGAAAATACATATACATGGCACAAAATTGCAAGAATCACTAAAAAGCTTACTACAGAAATTATAACTTCAAGTAAAAATTGGAAAGTACCAGAAGGTGTTACCTCTGTAATGGTTAGAGCTTTTGGCGGCGGTGGCGGTGGCGGTGAAGTTTCTGATTATTGCGCTGCTGGCGGTGGAAGTGGTAATATGAACGTTGGAACTTTTACTGTTACACCAAATTCTATAATTGCTATTGTTATTGGTAATGGTGGAGCTGTTGGCGGTGATGGAGGTGATACTAAATTTGGTTCATTGTTGACTGCTGCTGGCGGTTCTGCCGGAACTTATGTTGTTGGTGGCGCTGGTGGCGCTGGTGGTGGTGGATGCTATCGCAATACCTCTTCCGGTGCTGGTGGAAATGGTAGTTATGGCGGTGGCGGCGGTGGCGCTGCAAATCGAGGTACGTCAAGTAAGGTTGGCGGTGATGGTGGGCAATATGGCGGCGGTGGCGGACGTGGTAATCGTTCATCTAAAGGTGGATCGGGCGGAGAGTACGGCGGTGATGGTGCATCAACTACACAAAGCGTAGGGACGGGATCAAATATACCTGCTGAGGATGGCACTGACACAACTAATTTAGAATTAGAATTTACTGGAACTGGAAAAGCTGGCAGTAATAGTTCATCTGGCGGTGCTGGCGGCGGTGGCTATGGCGGAAACGGCGGAAACGGCGGTGGTGGCGGCGGCGGCCGGGGGGGGA